CCGGTGCCCCCCCCGCCGGTCAACCTCGGTGCGGCCGGGCTCACCACCGCGCTGCGGTTGTGGAAGTGGAACGGGACGGCCTGGGCCTCCTACTCCACCGCCGGGCTCACGGTGAGCGACATCGGCAACGGTGACTACACCGTCTCCGGGCTCCCGACCGCCGCCACCGTCGAGCGCTACCAGCTCTTCATCGCGGATGCCTCGGACGATGACCGGGCGCTCGCGGCCTACCTCTACGGCGCGGTGCCGGGCGAGCGGATCGTCTACCAGCTCGTCTCGTCGATCCCAACGCAGCCCCGGATCTTCAAGCGCGGAGACACGCACGGCTCGATCACGCTCGTGGTGACGCAAGGGCTCCCCTCTACGATCTCCGACCTGGCGACTACGGCGGTCTTCGGGATGCGCCCCCTGAATTCCTCCACCGCGACGTTGACACTCAGGCCCTCGGTGATCTCCAACGTCACCGATCACGCCGCGAGCGGAACGAAGGGCGCCACCTTCGAGTACGTCATCGAAGCGACCACGCTCGCCACCTCGGGCCGCTATCTCGGCGAGTTCACGATCACCTTCCCCGACGCGACGAAACAGACCGTTCCGACCGACGACAGCCTCACCTTCCTGGTGAAGGAGGATGTTGATTGAACCGCTTACGACATCTTCTCGCCGTGCTCTGCATTCTCGCGGCGCCGCTTTCAGCCCAACAGTTCGGGCAGTGGGCGATGGGTCCGGGAGCCTTCGGTCACTTTCACTGGAAGGCGCCCGTCGCGAATCAGGCAGCGCTCCCTGCGTCCGGGAACTCAGCCGGCGATGCTCGCGTCACGCTCGACACGGGCGACGTGTACACCTGGAGCGGAGCTGCGTGGGTCAACGCGAGCGGGGATACCGACACGAACGCTTCGACGCTCTGCGCAGGCACCACGACCTACCTCGACGGCGAGGGCGGGTGCGATGACATCTCTGCCGTCTACGAAGCGGCAGGCGCGTTCTCCGGGGTCGGTGCCTGCGGAGCCAACCAGGCCGTCACCACACTGAATGACGCCCTGGCTCCCACGTGCTCGGAGTTCTCCGCGCTCGGGCAAGAGATCGCGCTCGGGACGGAAACGAGCGGAGGCTACGCGGCGAGCTTGACCGAGGGCGGAGCGGCCACCACGGCGACGGCGCTCGCCGCGAACGGAGGCAACTGCGGCGCAGGGGAAGCTGCTGCAGGCGTGGATGCGAGTGGAGCTTCCGAGGGCTGCTTCACGCCCGCTGGCGTCACCGACCACGGCGCACTGACCGGCCTCGGTGATGACGATCACTCGCAATACCCACTGCTGGCTGGACGGGCCGGTGGGCAAACGCTGATCGGCGGGATTGCGGCCTCAGAGAATCTCACGCTCGACAGCACGACCCACGCGACCAGGGGAAAAGTCATCGTGAGCGATGCCCTTCTCTATCTAGGAGCATCAAGAAATCTCGATGCTGGTGGTTGCGGCGGCGGCTTCATCGCAGCGGACGCCAGCTTCTACGCGCCGACGATCGGGGCATCTACGACTTGGCTTGGGATGACGTCTTGTGTTGCAGGGCCAGGCGCAGCCGTTACCTCATCGGGCAATGGGATCCTCCTACTGATGGGATCGGCGTCTCATCTCAAGTGGACTAGCGGCAGCTACAACGGCACCGCTGATATCGGTCTCAAACGAGTCGCTGCCGGTTTGCTCGGAGTGACGAACGGATCGACCGGCTACAGCGGCCTTGCTGCGGCAGGGATCTATTACACCCCGCTTGCTTCCCCTCCCATCACCTGCGGCGATGCCAACACGCAGGGTTGGACTTACACCGACACGTCCGGAGCACTCTGCTGGTGCGACGGCACGGCGTGGGTGGTCCTGGCGGGCGCAGGGAGCTGCGCGTGAGTCGCTTCGAGCGCTACTTCTCGCCTCCTGATCCTTCGCGTCCTGGTCTGGTCGCGGCAATCGCTGCCGCCGTGGCCCTGATCTTTCTCTGGCTCCTGCTCTCTAGCTGCGCATCAATGAGCCCATGGGAGAAGGCTGCTATCGGGGCCTCAGCTCTAGACGTTGCAACGACCGCCTACGGCCTAGAGCACGGTGCCGTAGAGCTGAATCCTTTGTTGAGCAATGAAAATAGTAGTAGTAGAGATAGAGATATAGAGACACTAGGAAAGGTAGTAGTGGTCTCTGTTGCGGTCCACCTCCTGCTTCACAAGCTCTTCGAGCATCTTCCCGCAGAGGCGAGAGACCGCTACTGGATCGGATTCACCACGGTGAGAGCTGGTGCCTCAGCGTGGAACTTGAAGGAGATTGAGGCGAAGTGAAGAGCCGGAAGGCAAAGCCCAAGAGCGCTCCTCGCAACGCGCACGGGGGAGGTCGTCGCGCCGGGAGTCACACGCCAGCGACGATAGCGCAACAGAGAACCTTCCTAGCCGCCTTCGCTGAGTTGGGAGTGGTGACGCAGTCAGCCGAGCGAGCCGGGATCGATCGTCGCCGACATACCGAGTGGCTGGAGACCGACGCCGCCTACCGCCAAGCCTTCGCGGACGCAAGCGAGAAGGCGACGGACCTTCTCGAAGGTGAGGCCCGCCGCCGGGCCTTCGAGGGCTGGGATGAGCCCGTGTACCAGAAGGGCGAGATGGTGGGAGTGATCCGCCGCTACTCGGATCGGCTCCTGGAGATCCTCCTGCGGGCTCGGCGCCCGGCTGAGTTCCGAGAGAAGACCGAGGTTCAACTTGCCGGCGCCGGTGGCAAGCCGCTCACGATCAGGGTCGTCTATGAGAGCGGCGGCCAGGCGAGCTGAGAGCCAGCGCGCGGACGTGACGGTTCGTCTTCGTCGCCCGCATCCGAAACAGAAGGACTTCATCGATTCGGCCGCGCCAAGGAAGATCATCCGTGCGGGCCGTCGTAGCGGGAAGACCACCGGCATTGCGATTTTGGCGCTCCTGGCCTTCCTCGATGGCCGGCGCGTGCTCTACGCCACGCCAACAGGGGAGCAGATCGACCGCTTCTGGCGCGAGGTGAAACGCGCGCTCTACGAACCCATCGACCGGGGCTACTTCTCGAAGAACGAAACGCTTCACACCATCGAGCTTGCGCATGCCGAGCAGCGCATCCGGGCGAAAACGGCGTGGAACGCGGACACGCTCAGAGGCGACTACGCCGACTTGCTGATCCTGGACGAGTGGCAGCTCATGGGGGAGGACACCTGGGAGATCGTCGGGGCTCCGATGCTGCTCGACAACAACGGCGATGCGGTCTTCGTCTACACCCCGCCGAGCCTGCACAGCCGCTCGGCGAGCAAGGCCCGCGATCCTCGCCACGCGGCGAAGATGTTCCTGCGGGCACAGGGCGACGTGACCGGACGTTGGCGAGCGTTCCACTTCACATCTCGGGACAACCCGCACATCAGCGTTGAGGCGCTCGACGAAGTGACCAGGGACATGAGTTCGCTCGCCTACCGGCAGGAGATCATGGCGGAGGATATCGAGGAGATCCCCGGCGCCCTGTGGACGCGCAAGCTGATCGACTCGACTCGAGTCGAGAAGCACCCGGATCTCTACCGCGTTGCCGTCGGAGTGGACCCGCCAGGCGGCGCTACCGAGTGCGGCATCGTAGCTGCCGGGATCGGTCCGTGCGATTGCCGAGGCGACGGGAAGATCGAGACTCATGGTTTCGTGCTCGACGACGCGAGCCTCAAGGCGTCGCCCGCGGTCTGGGCCGGCGAGGTCCTCTCGACCTGCGAACGGAACGAGGCGGACCTGGTGATCGGTGAGGCGAACTACGGCGGCGACATGGTGGAGCACACGATCGCTCAGGCCGCAAACGGTGACGGGCTCTCCGTCGTCTACGAGAGCGTCCGCGCGACTCGCGGCAAGGCGATTCGAGGGGAGCCCGTTGTCGCCGGCTACGAACACGGTCGGATTCACCACGTTGGCGAGTTCCCGATCCTTGAGGAAGAGATGGTCTCCTGGGTGCCTGGACAGACCACGGCGAGCCCGAACCGCATGGATGCGCTCGTCTGGGTACTGAGCAAGTTGATGCTCGATAACCACGAGATCCACATCGGGCGCGCATGATGAAGCTCGGCGAGGTCCTCACGCTCTGCGGCTGGTTCTCCGGCTGGGCTCTGCTCACCGGAGCGCTCGCCTGGTGCCTGGGTCCGCTCACCTGGGCTATCTCCACTGGCCTTGCTTGCCTCGGAGTCGCTGGCATCCGCCCTCTCGCAGCTTTGCTCTGGCATGGCGCGTACTGGATGAGCGGCGAGGCGAAGAGGGAGTCGGAGCGATGACTCCGTACTACGACCACGCGGGGATCTCGATCTACTGCGGCGACGTGGCCGAGGTGTTGCCGACGTTGGAGCCCGAGAGCTTCGATGCCTGCCTCTGCGATCCTCCCTACGGGCTCAAGTTCATGGGGAAGGCGTGGGATCACGGCGTACCAGGCGCGGAAGTCTGGCGCGAAGTCCTCCGCGTACTCAAGCCCGGCGCTCACCTGCTCGCGTTCGGTGGGACGCGAACCTTTCACCGCCTGACGTGCGCGATTGAGGATGCGGGATGGGAGATTCGCGATTGCCTGATGTGGCTCTACGGCTCGGGCTTCCCGAAATCCCTAGGCGTGTCGAAGGCGTTGGACAAGGCGGCGGGCGTAGAACGGGAACGGATTCGCGGCGTTCGCTCTGGGGTTGTCGGTTCGACCTTCGCGCAAGACGCATGGTCGAAGGAGTTCAAGGACTCCGTGTTGTCGTCGGAGCCGATCACTGAGGGAGCGCGCGCGTGGGTTGGCTGGGGAACAGCGCTCAAGCCCGCCTGGGAGCCCATCGTGCTCGCGATGAAGCCGCTTGCCGGCACGTTCGCGCAGAACGCGCTCGCGCACGGCGTCGCTGGGCTGAACATAGACGGGTGCAGGATTGGGATCGAGGCCCGCGTCAATCTCCCGATGGGTGCGCCAGAGAACAGCTATGGCGGATATGGCACAACCGCGACCGCGACCGCGACCACTGGCCGGTGGCCGGCGAACGTGGTGCTTGACGAAGAGACCGCCGCGATGCTCGACGAACAAGGCGGGTTTTCCGAACAACGGCCGCAGGTTATTCGACGGGGGCCGCGCGCAAAAGATCATAAGTACGGTGAATTTCCGAATCAAGCAGGCACTCTGTTCGAGGTGCAGGGCGATTCCGGCGGCGCCTCTCGCTTCTTCTATTGCGCGAAGGCGAGCCGGAGCGAGCGCGAGGCGGGGTTGACAAGCGAGCCCGAAAAAGGAGGCGGGCATAGGGTGGGAGTTGCGAACTCTCACCCTACGTAGTGGTCAAGCCGCTCGATCTCTGCCGCTGGCTCGCCACCCTGATCCTCCCGCCCAAGCGGGATACTCCTCGCCGCCTGCTCGTGCCGTTCTCGGGCTCGGGCTCGGAAATGATCGGAGCCTTCCTAGCCGGCTGGGATGAGGTGATAGGAATCGAGCGCGAGGCCGAGTACGTCGAGATCGCGAAGGCGAGGCTAGCCTATTGGACGCGGCAGCAGAAGCTGGATCTAGAGCTACCGGCGCCACGTCAAGCGGTGGAGCCCGCCCCCGCCGAGCAGGACACCATCTTTCATCGCGGCTACGACCACGAGGCGAAGGGGTGGACGCTGGAGATTAGCAAGTGACCCGCTACTCCTGGCGCCCGATCTTCCTCGCCGTGCTGCGCACTCGTGGCCGGGTAAGGCTCGCCTGCGAACTCTCTGGCGTCTACCGCAGCACGGCCTACGACCAGCGGCACAGCGACGCTGAGTTCCGCTCGCAGTGGGATGAGGCGATCTCCACCTACCAGCGAGAGCGCCTGCACGAGGT